GTTGTTCTGATGTGTTAGCAATAGTCTGTCTTTTCCATTCCGAATCTCTTCCAGGAACTTCAGACCAATGAACATCAGTTGGTACATATTCATTCTTTCCTTTCTCTGCATCGTGCCAATACCTATAGAAATGATTCATCCCGTGAGGGGTTGAAACCATTATTACTTTTGTGCTTTTACCAGAAGTAATAGTAGGATAAACAGAAGCAAAGAAAGACTCAGCGATGTGATTGGGAACAAAAGCAAACTCATCCAAGAAGAGGATGTTGAAAGACATACCCCGAACAGCACTAGCAGAAGTAGATGCTGCCAATATTTTACTGCCATTTTCTAACTCCAGTGAACCTTTGTTCCATGAGATGATTCCTTGTTGCATCCACTTAGGAAGATTCTCATAAGCCGTTTGTAAACGACCCAGTAAGTCTCTGGCAGTTGCTGCCTTGTTTGCAAGAATACCAATATTCACATTGTCATTAAAGACAGCATAATGCAATAAGTAAGATACCGATGTAGTAGACTTACCAGTCTGACGAGGCATCTTACAGATGTTAAATCTATTTGCGTGAAAGTTTTCTATTAACTTCTCTTGGAAGTCATAAGGTTTGAAAGGTACAAGACCTTCATCCAAACTAACAATCTTTACATGTTGCTTTGCAAAATATACAGGATCATTCTTACATGCCATAAACTCAAGGATTTGTTCCTGAGTAAATTCCTGTGCAACATTAGCCTTTTTTAAAAGGGGATTGCCTAAATAAATGTCTTCCATAATAACCTCCTACATCATTTCGTATTTGCCAAATCTTTTATCGTGTTCGATTGTTTTTCTTTGTAGTTCTAATATTTTTTCTAAATTTTGTACTTTCTTTTCTAGTTCTTTAGTTTTTTTATCGTCCCCCGATTTGGAGGAGAGGTTCTCCTTGGTCATTTTTAGAAACTTGGTAAGACCAGAGTTGAGCACCAGGATACACTTTTCTCACTTGATCCAGTACTTCTCTGCGTGAAGGTTTTTTGACTTGAGGGAAAAACATTTTTATCATGTAACCTTTTCCTCTCCAGCCGACATAAACATCGATTATATTTCCTATTTTGGATGGGATACGAGTGGATTCACTTACACCACCTCCATCACCACCGTCAGAGCCTTCTCCATTGCCACCATCACTTTCGTGACCATTTACTTCAGTTTCATTGGGTTCAATATAACCCCTTGCTCCCACATAATAACCATGAGGAGTCTTGCAACACTTCTGATCAGTGTAGCAATAATATTCACCTGGAGGGCACTTTGACATTAAAATATAGCTCTGTTCTATTATTTATCTGTATACTTTCTTTCAGTCTATGCTTCTAGGGCAGTAAAAACTGATTTAAAGGTTGTAGAACTCGAAGAAGCAGGGTAACCTAATAACCTTAAAGATCCACTACTTATGTCAGCTCCAAACGTTGCAATTCCTGTAGGTTGGTTAATAGTACCATATTCACTCATGTATACATTAGTTCCATCATGAATAACATTAATGGTAGTACTGTTGTAATTAGTTCCTTGAACAATTTGTACTTGATAATTTACAGACCTATATGTAGTTGCACTCAGAGATATTACAGCAGCAGCAGATGTGGATGTAGTTGTTAAAATTCCACCTTGAATATCTCCACCTATTAATTCTAAATTAGTTGCAGAAACAGGATCAAAAGTAAAATCTTCTGCCGTCGCATCATATCTTAAAAATCTACCATCTCCTAAATTAGAAGAATCAACATCACTTAACCCAACAAGAGTGGTAGCTCCTGAACTGACAGTAGTAAATTTAAATTTCTTACCCTTATGAACTCCAGTTTGATCTAAATCAACAACAAGTTGCATCCCATCATAAGCACTAACATTTGTAGCAATACCACTGATATCATCAAGATATTGTAACTCTACAGCACCACCTCCACCGAATGTGGCTAATTGTTGCTGAACTCTATTAACAAATGTTGTATAGTGCTTAGATAAATCTTCAACCGTTGCAAACTTTTTATCTATGGGAGTAAGAGGATCGGGTTTACCACCAACTGACTGTTCATAAGTAGGAGGTTCATTTAAAAGGCCTTCAGTTATTGTCTGCTGTTCTTTCAGTTCTTCAACAATTTTATAAAGTTCAGCAATATTAGTGGATGTATCTGTATATCTTTCATCAAGATTATATAAACTTTTCTTTAATGATGAAATATTATCATCATAATATTTTGGTTTAGGAAGATTTGCTATCTCTTCTTTTAGACCTTCAAAGTAACCTTTAAGATTCTGGTCTGAATCATAACTCTTAGTATCTAATTCACTTATTTGTTTTTCAATATTTTGTTTTGTCTCATTAAGTTTACTAAGTACTTGTTTTTTTAACTTCCTATCATCATCTTTAAATTGAGTATGATGATCCCAAATTCTTATTGCTGCTTCTTTAAGTTCCTCATATATCTTATCTTTAGCTTTATTTAATTCTTCAATTTCTACTCTTTTCTCAAAATCTTTAAGATCTAAGTTCTCCGTTAATTCATTAAGATCAGAATCAAATTTAGTTTTAAGATCGGTTAAATGATCATTTACCTTAACAAAATCATCATCAATTACACTAAAGGTTTTTCCAATCCATGAAAAATCAGGAACTTCATTAACCTCATTTACCCATTTTGGGAAAGTAGGAATTTGATCCTTGACCTCATCGATAGCTTCACATATTGATTTTATTTCACCATCATAATACTTTGGTTCAGGAAGATTTTGAATCTTCTCTTCAATAGTAGTTAATTGCTCATCATAGTATTTTACTTCAGGAAGACCTTGAACCTCTTCTCTTACTAAATCAATTTGTTTACATATTGCTTTTACTTCTGCATCATAATATTTTACTTCTGGAACTTCTGGAATACTTTCTTTTAATTCTTCTAAGTTCTCAGAAATTTCTTTAAGTTCATTATCATAATATTTAATTTCTGGGATATCAGGGATACTTTCCCTAACATCATTAACCATTCTAACTAACTCACCCCATTGAGGTGCTTTAATTACATCAACGGTTTCAATTTCAGTGGGTATATAATCATCTTGCCAATTATCCGTTTTTACTTCTTCTTCTATTTCCTCTTTCTCTACAAATTCTTCTACAGAGGGTAAATCTTTCTCCTCTGATATAAATTCATCTACTGATGGCAATTCTTCCGAATTATCTTTATAGTCTTCTATAGATGGTAAATTTTCAATATTGTCTTCCGACATGTTATGAGTAGCTTAGGTACTTTGGGATTTCTCTCCCCTCAATTTATTTATTGTCCTGTGGAAGTCCAGTTTTTATAAGTTTAGCAAGTTCAGCCGTAGATCCAACAAACAATGCATTATTAACTGTATTAGGTCCTTTAGATTGCGTTTCTTCATTAACATCTTTTAGTTTCTTCTGAAGATCCATCAACTTATCAGTGGCATCAGAAACACTCTTAATCAATTGACCTGCTACTTCATATGCTCTAGGCATTTCACTCTCTTGAGCAAGTTCAAGAATTCCATCAATGGCTTCTTGTCCCTTTTCAATGATAGAGTATAAATTGCCTCTTGTATATTCATAATCTCGTGTTATCTCATCTTTAGTAAATCTATCAGGTTTTTGTTCAGGTGTAATCCCTACTTTTTCATCTTCTACTACATCGGGAGTAATATTAAAGGCATTATCTAGTTGTTTCATTTTTATAAGAAGTTACCATCAAATCCGAAGTCATCTCCAACTTCGATTAGAGAATTGGTAGTAGCAGTAATAAGATTTACTCCAGCACCAGAAACGTGTGCGGTAGGTGTAGTTCCATCTTGACCTCTCTTAACAACCAACTTATTACCACTCTTCTTATCAACATAGATGGACTCACTATCAACAATGACATATGAATTTAATTCAATACCAGAAGAATCATTAACCTCCATCAACGTACCCTCAACACCCATATCTTCAGATAGATTGGTTGTTACATCATTATCATAAGCCTTAGTAGCACGAGGAACAACAGAGTAGGTAACATCTCTTGTAGGTGTCTTGGTAGTCCCACCAACAACGTATCCAATTTTTGCAGATCTGATAAGATCTTTGGATGCTGCAGCAGTATCTCCAACAGGACCAAAGAGGTATGTTTTTGCTGTAAATCTAAACGTATACAATAACGATCTTCGTGTTGTAAAATCTCCCTCATAATCATCTTCCATTGTAATATTCTCAATAATCACAGGAATATCTCTTTTCTCTCCAATAGTGCTTACAAGATCCACACTTAAATTATATGAAGGTTGAAAGTATGGTAATATCTGTTCTACAATCTGAAGCATATCATCATTCAACTTAGTAAATACCGATAACTCAAAAGACATATTATAAGGAACAGGCATATATGTTTTTCTAATAGCCGTTGCAATTCCTACTGTCTGTGATTTAAATGTTTGAGTTGTTGTTACTTTTCTTGATCCATCATATTGTAAACCATTGAATTCAAACGACATTCTAGGTAATGTGAGTGAAGTGGGTTTATTGAGATCGGGAGATTGTTGAAGACGTGCTAAAAACTTTTGAGTAGGTCCATATGCAAGAGGAACTCTAATAGTGCTTACAACATTATCATCAGAATCTTCGTGCTGAATTTCTATTCCATTAAAAAGGGTTCCAAACGAAATAATCGTTCTTCTCAATATTTCGTGATAAAAATACTCAAACATTTCTATAAACCTAGTATATTATATTTAGGGAGTTCCGAACGGATTCTTTTCACTGAAATCCAAAATAGAATCTGCTTGAGTTTCTATTTCTAAATTATCAGGATATTGACTTACAGTATTATCTAATTCTTCTCCCTTCAATTGATAAGAAGATCCACTTTCTGCTCCCGTAATATCTTCTCCTGCAATGAAATCACCTGTAGTGTTAGATATAACCAAAGTGCCTGTGACTGCGTTCCAGGTCTTCACCAGTGCCGTCTTACCACTCTGTGAACCCGTTATAGTCTCATTGTCTATAAAGTTGCCTGTACCCGCCATATAAGGGGTACCAATGGTGATTGTAGGTGCTACAGTATATCCAGCACCAGCATAAGACATATAAACATTTGAAATAGTTCCACCAGAACTTACAACCGCAATAGCAGATGCAGTGGTTCCAATTCCAGGACCACTGATAGTTACAGAAGGTGCAGTAGTATATCCAGAACCACCATCCGTAATAGTAACGACTCCAACAACATTATCACTGATTATAGTTGTTGCAGCAGCCCCTACAGCATCAGTACCTCCTCCTAAAATAACCACTCCAGGATTAACAAGATATCCAAGACCTGGATTCTGGACATAGATTCCTTGTACCTTAGAACCTATTTCAGTTCCATCACAATTAACAATTCCAGAAAGAAGTGTTGCAATACCAACTGCTTGTCCTCCTATTGTTGGAGAAGAAGAAATGGCGACCGTAGGGGCAGATGTATATCTTTCACCTCTATCAGTTATGACAAATTGATTAATACCACCAGTAGTTACAACTCCTGCGATTGCTGTTGCAGTACTTCCTGAGGCCACCAAAGTAAGAGTTCGTAGGTTGAAATCTACATCAACTGTATCATCAATATCCTCAATGCCAGTATCAATAACTTCATCTTCTGGTCTGAATAATTCACAAGTTAATGTATATACATAATTTTTTCTTAATTGATAGAAAGGTTTCTCATGCTCTACAAACTTAATCTCAAATAACCTATCACCAAAAGGAAAATATACTAAATCGCCTTCTCTGGGTCTATCATATATTTCAACATTGGGTAAATCAATATCGGGTAAATTCTT